ATGGTGCAACCACTCCTGTCAACCACACCTTCGCTGCCGCTTCTTGCGACAACGGAAAGGCTACCTTCTTCGACAAAGTCGGCGGCGTGCCGGCGGGTTATTCCCGTCTGGATCACGAAATTCGCTTGGCTAAGTCGGATAAGGGCGCTCACGCCGTCACGGTCGGGATTAATGTTCCGATCATGGCTACTGTGAACGGTGTGGTTACTCGAGTCCGAAACAGCTCTGCTCAGGTTCGCCTGAACTTTGCCCAAGACTCGACGGATCAGGAGCGTAAGGACTTGGTGGCTTATGTCATCAATGCCCTGAGCAACAGTACCGTGAAGCCCACGCTGTACAACATCGAACCGTTCTTCGGTTAATCACCGAGGTTTGAAGGAGTACGACGATGCCCACGGCATCTCTTGCTAAATCGCTCTCTAAGACCCCTTTGGGGCTTATCGCTATGAGGATCTTCCTATGGCTGGTTACCGTCGCCGCCCTTCTGGGGCTGCTCTCGTTGCGTGTGCTCCGCCCCTCGCTCGTATCCACGAGCGAATCTTCCGGGCCCTCGACCTCGAACCCCTTGCGGGATGCGAGTTCGGACGGCCTGGCGGGAGCGGTCTGTTCGTTTCCGACCACGGACCCTTAAATGAAGTCGAGCGATTTGCTCTACCTTATTTTGGGAGCGAGTGGCTTTCTAAACTTGACGACGGTATGTCGTCAACTCAGAAAACTACGGAGACATGGGACCGTTTCAGAAAAGCGGAAGCGTCCTGTTTCGAAACGAACCAAAGACTCTCAAGAGAGTGGCGAAACTCGCCATTCTCGCGGGAAATTAATCTCGCGAGAAAAATAGTCTCGAGAGTCCTAGGTAAGTTTGATTGGGACCAAGCTGCGAGAGGTTTTCGGTGGAGCAAAGGTGCTACCACCAGACTGACCCGACGTGAGTCGGATGCAGCGCACAAATACAGCGGTACACCGCATGCAACAATCGGTAACGTCGCCCTCGCGAACGCTGTAATTGCGTTCAACCCGGCCTGGGCTCGAAGCATTGAGCCTGTGGACCCGGCTGAGGGGATCGGCTACGTGAAAGTCGTAGACGGTAACGACGTAGTCACTGTCCCGAAGAACTACAAGACGGACCGGACTATCGCGATCGAACCTGACATGAACATACATGTTCAGTTAGGCATCGGAGCGGTTATCCGTAGCAAACTTCGAGGAATCGGAGTCAACCTAGACGATCAAACCCGGAACCAGCGAATGGCCCACGTGGGGTCTTTTGCTGGCACTTTGGCGACGATCGATCTTAGCATGGCGAGTGATACAATCTCGCGAAGCGTGGTTGAGCTTTTAGTTCGTCCCGACTGGCTCGAGGCACTAGGGCAGTGCCGGAGTCCTTTTGGAGTTCTTCCTTCTGGTGAGAAAATATTTTACCAGAAGTACTCCTCTATGGGGAATGGGTACACGTTCGAGCTGGAGTCGCTTCTTTTCGCGGCTTTAGCTTTTGCGTACGCCCACCTCCATGGAGAAGAGGTGACTCGTATTTGCGTGTATGGCGACGATATTATTGTCCCCAGCA